CCTTGAAAAACTTCTTAGCCAATCTTGCCTTTATTGGTAAGCAGAATTTATCAACCCCAACCTTAGACGCTCTTAGTTCCAATGTGTTACCTAAGCTATGGTATAAAGCTCTAAGTCCAGTAGAATTAAGACGATCAGCCTTAGCAAACTTCAACATGGATTTAGTAATTGAGTCACCTAATGGGTTCAATCCATTTGTAGCATACAGGTATCTTCTGCCTCTTGAATCACAAAAGGCTGGGAAATACAATTCATCGTAATCCTTGAACTCATTGACTTGCTCCATTAAAGCATTCATCTTGTTAAACTGTTCTGTATAAGCACCCTCTAATTCTTTCTTCCAACGGTGTAAAGTCCCCTCTGAAACATCTTTATACTCGGCATCTGGATTAGTTTCACAATAAGCCTTTCTGTATTTCTCTCGCTTATTGCGTCTCTTGTCTACCAATGAGTCAATTAGATCATCAAGGTTTTCAATACTGAACTCAAATCCCTCAAGTTGTAACCCTCTGTCTCTAAGTCTTAATACCTCATTAGCAAATGATAGGTTTACGACCATTGCCGTTTCTTGTAGTCTTTGATTCTGCTCGAACCAGAATGGATTATTCTCTGGTGTGAAATCAGTGATGAATGGGTGAAACGTTTTTACTTTCTTGTAGATAGGAATACCACGTTTAATCTTAGGCTCGCCATTCTTCTTCAACACCATCTCTTTTTCTTCTTTCATACAAGTTGGTGACTTTAGGATTGGTGAAACGTTAATGTAATAGCCACCCTCTTTATCGTAAAGAGAGGTATGAGGTAATGGCGGAACTACCATCGGTGGTTTAGCCGATGAAACCATAACATGAAACTCTTTCAACTCTTGAATATCTTTTTCCATTTCAGGCGTTGGTTTAATAAATAGCTTTCTTCCATTCTCCTGAACAATGTTATAGTAGCCTAAGTTTTCAAGTCTAGTACCGATAAGATTAAAGAAAATTTCAGTTGATGTTCCTAAATCTTCTTTGTCCCTCTTTGTTAGATTTAACAGAGAAATATGCTTTCGGATTATCTTATTAATAGTCGCTGTGTTATACGAGCTTGCGATTATAGCAGAGGTTAATTCTTCCGCTACAAGGTAAGCAGATGAATAACAGATGTGATTGATCTCTCGAATGTCTGAACCATGCACCTTGATAGCAGGTAAGAAATGTAGATTCCAGAAATCACTCTTTGTTAGGTTAACCTCTTTGTTTAAACATTCTTCATAATGATTAAGAACTTCATTGATGATCTCCCCCATTATTGATTTGCCATACTTGGTTCTATTAGAATTCCCCTTTGAATCAGAAATAGCCAACTTATCCAGACGTGCTTTACGTTTATCTGCGTAGTAGTTTAGTTCCAATTCTTTCTGGTTTAAACCCATGATCACTGTCATAATGACTCCTTATTTACGTTTGATTTCAATGGTCTTATATTTACAATGCTTACAAAAAACTTTCTTAGCTAGTAGGTATCCATTAGCTTTGTTACACTGTGGACAATAGAAAATTTTATAAGGCTCTGGTATTTCTTTTATTAGTTTTTCAACTATTGTATCTACTATTATTTTCATTTCTTCCTCTCTTATTTACAGTGTGCTCCTTCTTCTTTTAAAGATGTTAAAATAGAAGTTAGATAGAAGTTAATACGGGGTTCAAAATGAACCACCGAGGCAGTTCAAAATGAACCACTGGGGTGAGTCAAAATGAACCACCACTTATTTAGAAAGGCGAATCACTACAACCATAATCATACTTTGGAGCTAAATTCGTATAGTCTGGTTCAGGGTTCTTGGCTGCCCAAGCTCTAAAATCATGTCCCTTTGGAGGATCAACTACCATCCAATCATCGGCTTCATCTATTATAATGGGGTCATTATTTTCTATTTCAATCCCTAAGTCGAATTTATTTTCATTTATTTCAACTTTATTTTTCCACTCGGGGTTTTCCCCGACTGGTGTATCTACAATTTCGGTAGTGGGTATTTCCACCTCCTTGATCTCAGGCTCGGCAACTTGCTCGATTTGTGCAGGTTCAATCTCTTTCTTCTCTATGACTTGCTTGGTGATTCTTTGTTTGTATTCTTTACGCTTCTCTTTAAATACCTTTTCAACTGGAAACACTTCGTAGTGAGTAGCTACATTCTTCTTAGCTAACACGACAGCGATAAGACCTATCTCAGTTAGGTTGGCTAATGCTCTCTTTACAGTAGAAACAGATAAGCCAGTATCCTTTGATAGTCCCTCATTAGATGGGGCATAATATCCCCTTTCACCTTTGTAAAATAAGTAATCGTTAGCCATAATCATATAGATCATTTTAGCAGCTGGTGATACCTCTTTTACAACCATAAGACTCAAAGGTAGTATAGCGTATTCTACATTATTATTTAGAAATTGTGTTTCCTTTGTCATTTATATTAACTCCTTGAGCTTCGTCGAGCTTCGCTTGAGTAGAGATTAAATGGGTGACGTATTGTGTAGGTGTCATACCCTTTTTAGTTGCTAAATCTACAAGTGAATCAATGACTGGTTGATGTTTAAGTTGGATTCTCATAATGGCTTTCCATTCTTGTCCATAAAATTAGCCCTAGAACGTTATGTATGCGATTCTAAGGTGGTTGTTTTTACAAGGGTAATCTACCCTATGTATAAAAATTATCGCCTCACTACGAGGCTTGTGGGAGCTTTAAACGATACGCTTAACGTATGCTTCAACCTCTGAATCAAGAGGGATTTCTTTTGCTTTCCAATGTTTGTACTTAACTGATACGCCTCGAACAATGTGATAGATAGTTGCTACATCAATCTTGTTTTCTTTGGCAAATGGGACAATAGCCATGACCTTGTGATCTTCACCTGTCTCGGTGTTAGTCATAACAAAGTTAGCTACATCTTTACCAACGAATCGGAAACCTTTGTAAGTTCTCAAGCGACCTTTCGATAAGTTAGTGATTGATGGACGGTTAAGGTTGAACTCTTTACAGAATAAAGCCAGTGAGTTAGTTTCAAACACATCACCCATCTCAGTAGTGAAGCGGTATTTTGTGAAGTGAGTGCGAGGCTTTAGCCGCATTTTAAATTCCATGTATGTATCTCCGAAAATGTTTTTATAATAAGTTTAAAAAGAAAGAGGGCTATTAAAAACCCTCTACTCTTGTATATCTAATGACTTTTTTTTGTTCTAAAATCTAGGAGAAACCCTATGGCTTGGTGTTTTCTTAGAATCTAATTACACAATTTCTCAAACTACCACATTATGTTTAAAAGGTTATCCACGTAAGGATAGATCTTTTGGCTACAAAATATCTGTTGCTTAGTTTTTAAAAAGGAGGGACTATCCCCTCCTTATACCTCTGTTTTGGCTCTACTATAAGAATTGAATTACTGCATCGTAGTTAAAGTCCGAGTTAGCCACCATATCAGATCGTAATGGGTTAAGCGTGATGAACTCAGCAAGTAGCTTGTAGATGTGTAAGCGATCATCCATTACCCAATCAACTACGCTGTAGTCCTCAGTCCAACTAATGTGATCTAGTAGAGCATTCATTAGATCAAAGTCACTGTTGTTCATGCTAAACAAATCGTGAATAAGCTCGTTATAACCTTTCTCGTCCTTATCGGTAATACATACCAACATAGGCTCATCGTAGCAGTAGTAGTGAATACCTAAACCTGTTAATAATTCTTGAGCGTCTTCTACTACTTCTTTGCTGTATTTAGAGCTGTCAAGTGATCCAGGTGCGTGGATAGCACCATTGTAATGTTCTGTATTAAACTCTTCTAACACTTCATAACAGTATGCCTCTGATTGTTTGAATAGCTCTGTTTCTTCTGGCAATGACTTGATAGCCGACTCTGTTTCTCGTTTAACAAAGTCACAAGCCTTGTCGTAATCAAGTAGCTTAGTTGTACTGGTTGGAAATCCATCCTCATCCACACCGCTATCGTTGAACTCTGGTTCTGGGCTTTCATGGAATGTAATAGAACATTTAGGTCTTTCTTCTTTCTCTGGTGAGTTAGCTACTGCTTCGTGATACATCGCTTCAATCGTTTCAGCACTCGGTTGTCCATACGCTAACCAATCCGTAAAGTGGCAACCCTCACCTGTTCTGTCATCTTGTGGGCGTAGTGTTGGGGTCAATACAGCAGCATAATGAGTATAGAAACTGTATAAACCACCGCCATGATCTTCACGTGGTAGCTTGGATTCAATCTTATTCATAACCTTAATGAACTTATCCGCCAATTTCTTCATCTTGTTGTAAGACTTATCCCATTTAGCAGGGAAAACAGAATCAAAGTTTGTATCCTTTTCCATGATTAGGTAATTAGCAATAAGCATTTCTTTCACAAGGTTGTTAATGGTGCGTGTTGCTTGCTTGGATTCCAAGAACGTAACCATTTCATCTAGTGTATTAGTGATCTTCATTGAACCAAGGTTGTATGAATAGCTATCATCAGCAGAGTAAAGGGATAGATGACAATCACCTTTAACCGTCTCAGATACTCGCAAGTATAAAGCATAGCATGAATCACACTCGTTTGTATGGTAGCCCTCTCTCGCTAAGTAAGCATTAATTTTTGAGTTAGCCATTAAGATAGTTGGGTTCAGGTGGTTAGTTTTAAATGCAGCCATAGTTATTATTCCTTGTATTGTTTGGGTTATGTGTTGCTTGTTTTAAAGGGGGCTAATGCGTCCATCAACCCCATTAGTTTAAGTCAGATTAGAACGGGCATTCAACTGCGTGAGTAAAGTAATTCTGTGCTCTCACATCAACTGAACCGAATGGATCTAAGTGCTCGTTAGCCATAGTGATTCGACCAGTCAACGGATCATACAATTCGCCATTACCAATAGCCACTGTTTCAGGTTCAATGAATGTAGGGATAGCAGTTTCAGCTTGTCGTTCTTCCAATTCAATCAGACTCTCAATAGCAGCCTCAACTTCATCAGATTCAACGCCTGTTTCTTCGATTAATTCAACCACATCTTGAATTTGGTTTTCTTCTGTGGTTAGAATTTCACCTGTTAGGGCATCAACGATTTCGCCTGTTTCAAGTTCAACAACATCAACTTCGTCATAAAGGTCTTTCAGGATTGTTAATGCTGTCTCTTTATCTTCACCATCGTTGATTAGTTGTTCGGCAACTTCAAACAATTTGTCGTATTTATCACCATCAGATTCTTCATAAGAGCTTTCTAACTCATTGAATTTTTCCATGGTGATAGCTTGCCAAATGTAGCGATAAGCCAGATTCCAAGCACCTTGCTCTAAAAGTTCTTCATCAGTTTTCTGTACTTTGATTTCTTTCGCTGTTTCTTGAACCTTTTCCACAATTTCTTGAGGTGTTGGTTCTTCTACTTTTGGTGCTTCAAGTAGTAGAATACTCGTCGATTGTTCTTCGACTTCTTCGTTTGATTCTTCATTTGACTCCTCTTTGTTTTCTACATAATCTTTATCGAATGGGATTACTCCCTCAATCATTAGGAATAGATTAGCTACTCGTTGGTTTAATGCTTGATCTTTTTCGACTTCTTCATTTGACTCTTCTTCGTAAGAAATAACGGTATCACCTAAATCGGTAATTACTTCAACTTTGTCAAAATGGCTGATACGTGCTGAATAAGCACAACCGCCAGTCGGTAAAATAATTTGTGTTTTACCAATCATTTGAGCTAAATCATCAACACTGTCTTTTAAACCTGTTTCAACTAAGTTGTCAAGGTTATCTTGAATCATGTTATCCATTACACGCCAAAAATGTTTTCTTGGATTGTTAATGTATTCCATGATCTCTGATTGTTTTAGTGTTAATGTGGTCTGTCCAAACGTGCCAGAAACAGATACAAACATTTCGTGAATGTCCTCACCTTTCTGTGTATAGCTTTCTTCATCACCTTGTAAGTGACGTCGAGTTTCGATAGTTCCTTTAACATCAACGTGAAAACCCAACTTTTTAGACCAGCGAACACTTGCCTTATGTAGTTGTGCAGAAAACCAAACAAACATAGCTGCGTTAAATAAGTTACCCATAATCATTATTCCCCATTTGTTTAAGTGTTACAAGTATAAAGATGAAAAAAGGATAAGTCAAGCAATAAAATCGAATAAGTTTCAAAAAAAACTATTTATTCTATTAGAATTGCTCGTTCTTCTATAAGAGTCCCAGATGTATAAGCTATTGATTTATAACACAATAAAATACATAAGAGTCAGAAGATTCATCCTCTCTTATACCTCTGTTTTGGCTCTAAAATGTTTCTATACCTATAAAGGTAGCACGTTTTAGACCAGAGGCAATAGCTGTCAAATGACAATCTATCCATAACATACATACATAGATACGCTGTGGATAGATCCCCTAAAAACAGGGAACTATCGTAAGGAATAATTTGATAGCACTGGCATTCTCTCAGTCCCTACTATCTCGTGTTTATCGCTCGTAATCCTCAGAGCCGTAGACCGTCCTCTACGCATTCGCACTGTGGTATTATCCACCGTGTATAGCATCGGGTAATGCTTGAAGAGTTCACCCTCTCCCATCATAGCTATAATAGAATAGCTGATAGGCGTTTAACTTGTTTATTTACTCCTTTGTTGTTATGTACCTATTATAAGGGCTAGTAAATCAAAAGTCAAGCCCTAAATGTATTTATTTTTAAATTTTTTGTTTCCTTTGTTTCTTTATCTATTGTAACTAACTTAGACAATCGAATCAAGAGAAAGTTCAAATTATTTTAAAATAAATTTCCTTTCTTTCTATACCCTCTATTATAAGGGCGCTTGAATCATAAAGCAAGGGGTAAAATGAAAAAAGTTTAAATTATTTTTTCATGCTGCCTTGTTTCTTTATTTGTTCAGTATAGCATAGCGGTTCAGGTTATCAAGTAAAAAGATTAAATAATTTCAATTAATTTATTGGTGGTTCAAATTGACCTACTGCGGTGGTTCATAATGACCTACCTTGGTGGTTCAAAATGACCCCCGTACTAACTTCTATCTAACTTCTCACTAACTTCTTAAAAGAAGCATCACTGAATCTAAAAGCATTATAACGACCTTAAAAGAAAGAGTAAAGATAAATAATGAAATAAATACAAATTATTTTCTAATACATTTAGAATCAATACGTTATCCAGTGGATTACTACCCCGTGACACCCTCCCAGCGTCATTATCAGCGTCGTTAACCTTGGCGGATTGCCTTGGGTTAGGTATTCATGATCTGCTTGCCTTACGCATTAGGGCTTGCTGTATTAGGGGTTACTAATCAAGGCATTGCTACATTAGAAAGAACTGTATTAGCATTTACTAAATTAGAATAAGCTGTATTAGGTGTTGCTGTATTAGAATAAGCTATCTCCTCTCCCTCCCTCTTGCCCTGAAATTATTTTCTTAACAATACACCCGACGGTATTAACATTCTTTAACAAGATGTAATCTCTCGTGTAACATTGTATTAACTCACATCCCATTAACCTCTTAGTCATTAGCCATTCACTATTTAGTAATACTCTTGTCACATTCTCTTAACGTTAACGGATTGTTGCTAAGGTGTTGCTACTCGTGGGTGTTTACTCAGTGGGCTATCATACTCAGCGCAGATAGTCAAGGGGTTATTTGTAAGTAATTGTGTATGTTATTGTTGTTAAGATCCTGTTGCCCTCGTGGTAGATCCTTAACAGATCATTAACAGATCCTTAACCTCGTGGTTTCTGTAAGGTTACGATCCCTCGTGAGATGTTAAGATCATGTAAAGAAATCCTGGGGATCTGGGCGTGGGTGGAGGATCCTTAACAAGTTTCCAACCCTTTTTTAACAAAAATTTAACACGGCCCGTGTCAACTCCGCAAAATTCACCAAAATAGTATTAGAAACTTTTTATAGTAAATAAGGGCAGTCCAAAAAGAACCACCCATTTAACACTACTGTATTACACTACCTGTATTACACTACCTTTAGAACATTGTGCTGAAAGCTTTGCTCGTGTCAATACACATAGCAGAACCACTAAACTCAGCGTCTTGAACCTGTTTCATAATTTGTTGTAACCTCTCGTGACCTCGTTGAATCCAGTACTCACCTTTCTCTTCTTCCATTACAAACTTAAAGCCTTCACCTACTGACATAAATAGAAAAGCATCAGGTGCTAAATCAAGAAGGATATTAGATTGTGTGTCCTCCGAAATCTCTGGGATGTCTGCGTAGTAAGTCATAAAGATTTGAGAAGTAGGATCAATACCATTTACATACATACGACCTGAGTTAATAGCCCAAGATGGACGTTGCTCTTCTATTGTATTATTCTTATCAAATAACAAAGACTCAAAAGATACTCGTGATAGAACTTGTGACTTAGGTCGCATTGTCCATACATACTTCATCTCTAAGTAGTCGTTTGGCAGAGGAACGAACTCAGGACCACAGATAGGCATAGATGGTTCTAATGGTATAGTAGGAATACTATCTAATGGTGTAGGAACATCTGGTTCATAGCAATCATTCTCACCAATGTCCTCAAGATTGTAAGATACTATCTTTTGCATAGCAGGCATACGTAAGTTACGTAAGATTGTCTTCTCAGCTGCGTTAATAAAGAATGGGAACATTTCCAGTGTATCTTGGTCGTATCGGTTAAGATAAACTTTCATAGCTTCAACTAATGATGTGTAAGTAGGGATTTGTGTAAATAAAGCCATTTTACTTGTTTCTATTTCTACTTGCGGTGATCTATGTTTAGACATTGATTCCCTCCTTGGTGTAAGCTTTTTGGATTCCTTCGGCAACACCAGAATCTGTTAAGCTTGATAAGTAAATAAATTGGTCAGTAGTCATCTTCCTTTCAGTAAAAACTTCAAGAACTACCTTACGAAACTCTCGATCTTGGAAAGCATCGTATTCACCAAAACGTGTGTTTAAAACAGAGATTAGACCTCTAAGCATAGCGTTGTATTGTTCCATTCTTATTTCCTTATAACCACGAAGAACTTTTCTCCGCAGTGAGTTGTTTGTTTATGTTCTTTGAATCCTAGTCTCTTAATAGCAAAGTTTCTTACTTGTCTATTACAGTAGATTAAAAAGGATTTAATGTTATTTTTGGCTAGCCTATCAATAACGAATAGATAAAGCTCTTGTGCCTTCTTTCTATGTTTAACTGGGACGTATCCATGTAATGAAGCTGTGTGTTTATTTTGTAATTCCACCTGGACAATACAAGCTAACTCTCCATCTAGTAATACACCCAGATGGAGCCCATTATCTAAGGTAGCTATTAGGTCTTTTCTTTTTAAGCCCTTAACCAAAGCTTTGGATACAAAATCGTCATTATCAAAGAACCTCTTAGCATCCTTTGTATTTACTTTTATTAGTTCCATTCTTACTCCTTAATCTGGGATGACTCCCAAATGTAGCCCTCAGAGCTCCTGTATGCGATTCTAAGGGTCTTTAAGCCTTGACCCTAACTACCCTATGTCTTAGGTATAGCGTCTCTTAGGATGCGATACAGGAGCTTTAGAGGATACCTCTAATCTTTGTCTCTTGAAGCAGAAGCACCAAAACCATAAGGGTAATAAGTAACAATCTCATCACCTTTCGATTTACCAAGCTTGATGCTTACCTTAGAACGACTTTGATTAACTGGATTATAAACCCCATCAACCTCCACTGAATCGTAGCCTTTACGTAGTAAGCCTAATCGATCATAAGACGGGATACCACCATCCTCAGTAGCTTGAATAACCAATGGTCGTTTAGTTCCAGTAGGTTGTCGCATTGTATCTGGTTGTCTGTCCTTATAGAACATAACATCCGCATCACTACCTAAACGAGATTCTTGGATAGCATTACGATCAGCATAACCATAGCTCAAACCATCAGGGGCACTTTGACTAAACTCAGGACGTTGTTCCCATTGTGCTTCTGGGTATTGGATTGGGTCTTTAAATTCTTTTAGCAACTTGTCCTGGTTACCCTTAACACCCATCTTAGAACCTTTTCTCCCAACCCAAGTAGCAACAGGTTGGATAGCAGGAATAAGCATAGATAGATTAAGGCCAGCAGTAGCTGTAATGCCTAAACGAATGGCATCCGCTAACTTATAAGGGTCAGCAGCATTCTTTCCAAGTCCTCGTTCTTTGTTAAGACGATAAAGAACACCAACGGTATCTAAACTCTGTTGGTAGAATTTATCTTGTGATTTCAATCCTTTAAAAGTCTGGATGTAGTTATCATCAAGATCATCTAAACGAGCTTTGATAGTTTTCTTGTCCATACCATTGCGGATTAAATCAGCTACTTCTGTAATTTCTTCCATTACATAGGTTCTGTCAATCTTAACCTTATCAGGAACAGTATCATCAGCTAATGTCTTAGTGAAATCCTTAAAGTATTCAACCTGCTTACTAACGATATTCTGGTATTGCTTTTCTGTTAACCCTTTGGTTGTCTTAGCTAAACCCAAAGACTGCGCTAAATTATCACCAGCACTTTCACGAATCCAAGTAGATAAACGCTCAGATTTAGATGGAGTAATACCTAAGTATGCTAACGTATCTTCACTGTCGTAAATCTTAGCAATGTCTTTGTTAGTAAATGTTCTACCGCTACTCTCGTTAGCACGTTTGCCTAATTCTAACATACGTTCAAGGTTTCGCATGCTTTCAAAGGTAATAGGTGCTTCTGTTCCATCAGGTTTAAGCATTGATGTATTTTGAATAGCTTCATAAGAAACACCGTCTTTACGGCTTAAAGCATCATCAGCATCTTTCTTCATCTGGCGGTATTGACCTGCGTAATGAGAAAATTCATCACCCTCACCAAACCTATTAATCAGCTTATTGAATAATGGACTGGCAACTTCACCAACAGCTTGACCACCAGCACCCCACATAACACCTTCACTAAAGTCACCAGCAGCAGAGCTTAGTGATTCTTGTTCTTTTGTTGAGGCAGATGCTACGCCAGATCGTAAACCTTCTTGTGCGATTCTACCACCGTAAGTAGTAGCACCTTTAAGTAGTCTTGCTGCCCCTAAGTAACCTGGAACTTCTTGGGATACATCACTAACAAGACGATTACCAAAGTTATCATCCATTCGGTTTTGATGTTTCTCAGCTACACCTACACCCCAATCAGAGGCACTATGTAAAGCATCAGCTAAGTAGTTATTCTCGACACCGGCTTTCTTACCAGCCCAGTCAACGATGTTACCAACATTACCAACAATGTTAGCTCCACCTTTCATAATACCAGTCTGTGCTGCCATTGTAGGTTGAAAAGAGGGAACAGCTGCGTATCCACTAAACATTGGTTTATCATAAGATTGTTCTTGTTTGACTTTCTGTTCTTGTTGTTGTTCGGAAACAAGGCTACGTCTTTCCCTAATCATATTAGCGAATTCAGTAGCGGCAACTGTATCTGCTGCCGCATCTGCCTTTTCCAACTTAGTGAAAAGATCTTCTTCACTTATGTCTAAAAGGTTCATAATCTTCCTTAGTATTTATTCAGCAATCTTTCTTGGGCTTCCGAAACAGTTCCCCTAACAGCAGGAGCTTCTTTCTCTTCGTTAAAGTATCCACTAAAGAAACCTCTTCCTTCAACTTCTTGGAAACTATTATACATCTTGTTATAATGTAGTTGTTGATTTTCAAGATTACGAATGATTTGGTCAGCACGATAAATCTCATCAGCCGTAGCACCACCATTGATAAGATTCTGTTTAAGGTTACTAGCAATCTTAATCTCTTCTGTCTTAATGTCATAAGCTTGTTTAGCAACAACAGAATCAGCAGATGTTCGAGTTGGAGTAGATTTCATAAGAATCTTTTCTAATGGACCAGTCATACCAGACGCACCTTTCATACCTGCGTATTGGTCGATAGTCATACCAGATAAAGTCTTAGCCATTTGAGACGCAGATGAATCAGCAGCAAACTCAGGAACACCACCAGCAATAGGACCAACGAATTTGTAGTTATCTACATTGCTAAGAATGTTGTAAGATGAATCACTCATTGTGTTAAGTGCTTCTAGATCTTGTAAAGATGTTTGGTAAAGTGTCTTAGCTTCACGTGTCGCCTTCACTTCAGCAGTTGATGGAGACTTCTTAGTTTGTGGTTCCCAAGATTCGCCATTCCATTGATAAAGAACATTATCAACAGTCTTAGTGACTGGTTCTTTAACTTCGGCAGTTCCGTAAGACTTCATTTCTTCACCTGTCTTAGAGTTGATAAGAATAGATTTACCATTACTTAAAGGAACAATTTGAGTTTCAACGTCTTCACGAGGTGCTGTGTATTCAGTGATAATCTCACCTGTTAGCATGTCTATTAAAGCAGAACCACCATTAGGTAAGTTAGTAAAAGCAGTATCACGTTTCTCTTGTTTTGCTAATGTTTTTGTATCACCCGTCTTAATGTATTGTTGGACGGATTCCGAAGTATAACCTTCTTGTGTGTAGTAGTCACGTTTCTTGTTTCTGTTCCACTGGCCTTCAAGATCTTCCTCCACCGCATACATAGCTTTAAATGCTGAACCTAAGTTTCCTGTCTCTAATAAGGCAGTATAATAAGCTCGTCTTTCATTCTGTCTTGAAACGTTTGAAGTAGGATCAACAATTTCATCCCATTTATAAGGGTTATCTTTTTCTACCACTGACTTTTCGTGATGGGTTACTTGTTGATTAGTGGGTGTTGGAGCAGGGGTAGTGGTAGTGGTAGGAGTAGGAGTTCCAGAATCTGTTCCTGTTCCTGTCTCTGTTCCTAAATCAAGTGGTGTTGTTGGGTCGTGGCTTTTACTCAAATCAGAGTTAGGTGATTGTCCCGGACGAACATAAGGTTCATTATAAGGTTCATCATAAGCAGTATTATAATTAGTCATATCGATCTTCATTATCGAATCTCCATCTCATCTGCGTCCATCTTAGAAAGGATGTTAGATAATAATTCCATTCCTTTCTCTTGGTCGATTGGGTTACTAGGGTCTTGGATAATGCTACGTAATCTCAGAACCTTCTCATGCATGGTGTCTCTATCTTTACTTAGGATTGAGTCATTGTCAGCTCTATCAGCAAAAGATTGAACTCGTTTAGAATAACCTTCCTTAGCAGGAGCATTCACACCCTCTACTTTCTTCTTAGGTAGGAAAGGGTCAGGTTGTTGTTGTTCTTGTGTTTGTTGTCTCATAACAGGGGTAAAAGGATCAACTTCCTGTTTTGCTTGTTGAGTATCGTTCTCAAACTTTTGACGATACATTTGTAGTTGTTCTTGGACGTTCATTGAAAACCTCGATAAAAAGGGCTTCCCACAAAAGTGAGAAGCATTATTAGTTAGCGTTGTGAGAAAGTGCTAATGTATGACATAGGTGAGTTCGATTGGAAACCACGAGTTAGATAACCAGAGGCACTAAAGTTACCACCGCCTCTACCACCACCATAAGCACCTAGTTTAGCATTAGCAGGTAATGGAGCACTACCACCACCTCCACTACCATTAATCATCATCTCACCGAGTTGAGATCCTAATGACTCACCCCAAGACATTTTGTAAGTCCCGTCTTTGTTTAAACCACGGAATGCTGATGATATGCCACCCCATAGATTTTCACCAGATCCTTCACCTACTAACTCAGTAGCACCAGCCTTGAATGATGTTTTTGCCATTTCTGCTTGAACCCCTGGAGCACCAGAAGTCATAGCATTACTATTTGACAAAGGACCTACATCAGCAGCACCAACAGCAAAAGGGTCAACACCAGTAGCACCAACGTCCATAGCTGTTCCGATAGCAGTTGAGGCTACTGCTTTACCCGTAGCAGCTCCCGCAGCAGTCCCAGCAGCCGAACCAGTAATAGCACCTGTGGCAGTCCCAGCAGTAGCACTGCCAGTTATACCAGAAGCAACAGTTCCAGCAGTTCCAGCAGCAGCACCACCAGCAACAGAAGAACCAGCACCACTTAAAGCAGTCCATAAAGCTCCCATAAGAACCTCCTTAGTTCCAGAATTGTCCGAACATACCGTGCTTATCAGTGTCAGCATCTGATGTGCCCCACTGATTACCACCAGCAATACCTGATACGTTTGAACCCATACCTGCTAAGAATTCCATCATACCAGCAGATGTTTGTCCATACTTCTCTTTCCACGCAGCCAACTGTTTCTGTTTCTCATCGTCTTGGATAACCGAGCCAGCAGTAAATTGATCCTTGTAGATACCTTGTAGATTATTAGCAGCATTACTCATTAGCCCTTGTTCATTCTGTTGGAATTGAGACATTAGGTTAGCATTAGACGCAGCTAATTGAGCTTGGGCATTACCAGAAGCAACACCTTCCATGATTCCACGACGAGATGAGTTACCCATACCGTGACCGCCCATACCCAGACCGATAGCACTAAGCTCACCACCTAACGCATCAGCAGCTAAGTCACCAGCAGCTGTAATCTGACTTTGTAAGGCAGCTTCACGTTTATCTCGTCCTTCACCAGATAGGATACCAGCGTAATACTGCCCAGCAGAACCTTCTGAACCTATACCAGTAAGAGCACCAAGTTGTGAGTCGTTAAGACCAACGTGACCAGGACCTTGTGGGACACCACCGTTAATGACATCATTAATCATCTGGTCATACATACCAGACATAGCAGGAGTCCAAGCACCGCTCGACCACCCACCATTGGAGTTTGTTGTAGTTTCGGTTTCATCACCGAAAATGTCGCTTACTAAACCTCCCATAGGAGACCTCCTTATTAATCTTCTAAGAAGTTAAATACATCAGATAAATCATCTTGCGAGAAATTACCTGATTCTACTCGACGTTTAGCGTCATTAACACGAGGTGTTCCTAAGCCAGATTTCTTATTAGCAGGTTTAGCTCTTTGTTGTGTTGGTTTGGTGATAGAATCAAGTGTATTAGACGCATCTTTGATAGACTTATCATACTTATAGGCCTTATACACTATCTCTGCCATTTGAGGCGAGATGACAGACGCAAATTCCTTAGTTGGAACACCAGAACTCATAATGTACGAACCAACGTGTTCTTTAATCTCATTCCAATCAGAATGATTTTGTGCCATTACTGTATTCATGTGACTAAAACGTTGTTCGATTTGCTTAACCTTAGCAACAGATACTTGCTCTGTGTAGGCAGTAGCTTCTCGTTCTACAATAGACTTACGGTATTCCGCTTGCTGACGTTGAGTGAATAACTCACCTCGTTCCGCATTAGTTAGGTAAGGATCACTTAATGCTCGGTTAAGGGCAGCGATTTCTTTATCAGCTTCTAATGTTACAGCATAAGAACGTTCTTTTAGGAAAGCATCGTTAGCTTCCATATCTTGTGAGAATCCAGACATACCATCATAAGCAGTCTTTAACTCTTCATTCATTTTAATAAGGTTAGTAATAGTAGCCTTGCTAACTTCTTTACCACCAGAAACAAACATCAAATCATCAGGAAGCTCTTCAAAATTGCTTGCTAAGTTTTGGTTAGTTTCCAGATCATCAATTTGACGACGACTCTCTACATCCTTGGCGTGTTCAGACAGTTCTCTGTCGTATTCATCACTACGTCCCTGTTGTTCTTCATCTTCAAATAAGAAATCATCACCAAACAAGTCAGGGTTTTCTTGTGGTGCTTCTTCATTTAGTTCTTCATTCCACATAGCCGAGAATGAATCGTAATCGTTATCAGATAAATCAGGTGTAGCTAAATCATCAAGTGTTAGGTAATCAGACATTTGTTATTCTCCAATAAGCATAAGTAGCTTGTTTAAGTAATTGTATTCTATCTTACATTCTTTGAACTGCTCGTCATCGCAATGAATAAGCTTTTCTTTAATCTCTCTTTGGAGATGTTCTATAATAGCAGGTAGGTGTGGTGAGACTACATTCATAGCCAATAAATACCTTTCCTTAACCTGCTGATTACTTAGTAAATCTTTTTCTGTATTATTCATAATTCTCCAAGTAGCCCTGCTATTAACAGGGCTTCAACAGATTATTTTCCAATAAGAACACCACGTCCTTGTGTAGCTTCGAGTTCAAGTTCAGCACGGTCGATCACATTCTTGTTTTCAACCTTAGTCAGCTCAACGCCAACAGATTTAGCTTTAATCTCAGCTTCTTGGAACTTACGCAAGGATTCTTCTTCTTCACGTTGTCTCTTAGACGCACCATCTTTAAGCAGCTCAGTTGTTTCAACTTCTGCCTTAGCCACATCAACAACAGTCTTTTGAGTGAGGGCTTTAATGTTTTCAAGTGAGGCAGTTAAAGTATCAAGTTCTAATACTTTCTTAGCTTCCATAATAGCCGTATCTTCTTCCGATGGTTGTTGTTCTGGAACGATGTATTGTGCTATCTCTTCGTCAGTAATGTGAGATGATTTGAAAATCTTAGTAAGGATAGGACGAATAGCTAGTGGTGAGTTAGGGACACTAGCCGCTTGCCCAGCTAACTGGATAGCACTAACTAATGTATTAACTACTTGGGCATCGTCTGTTTCCGTAGATACATCAATAGCAAAGTTAGATAATTTAGGTAAGTTGCTCGTATTGAAAGGAGAACCATCAGATAATCGTAGAACAACAGCCTCTTCTCGTAACATACGATAGATTCCTTCAAACATAGGTTTAATCAATGTTCGAGCTAGTGTTCCAGCAATACGTTTGTCCTTTATTTCTTGGTTTGATAAGATCATCCCAATAGTATTAGAATTCACGTTATTTAGTGATTTGGTTTCTAACTGGTTTCCAGATTGTAACCCCACTGAACGGTCACAAGATAGTGATACTCTTGACATCATTGTTTCAAAGTCAGGTGGAGTCCCGTGAGTAGGTTCAGGCACAACAGCATTAGCAGACGCTACCTCAACAATACCCTCTGGTTTATACGTAGCTAAGGCATTCACATCGTAAGCACCTTTAACAGCATAATAACGACCGTGGATACGTTTAGTGATGTTATTCATATTCATTCTAACAAAGTGCGAGATAGCATCTTGGTAAGGACGACAAATGTTAAACATTGAGTTTCCTAAGAATGAGCCAGGAATAGTTAAACCTTTACCATAAGCAAATGGAATAGCCTCTTTCTCATAGACTTCAAGGATTTCTTTATTAGTAGCGAATACTTGGTAAAGCTTAGTTTTACCTTTCTTATCTAACATAGATGAGTAGATGTAATGTTCGTATAGATAAACTCTACGTTCCATAGGATCAACAGAGGTAGATACAGTTGAATCGTTAGTGAACACGCCATTAACTAAGATGTCTTTCTTGTTTAATGAATCAGAACCCTCGTCAGCTAAGTCAGCGCTCTTGATTGCTTCTTCATCGAAACCAATTTCAAGCAACTCACCAACAGTGTGGACTTGACGGTGACAAAGGTATCGAGCCTCTTCAACAGTCATGGCATTCTCATCTACGAAAACTTCGTTAAAGTTAGCGTGAGTTACTTTAAGATTACGATTAATCTTCAATAGCTCTAACTTACCCTTAACCATCATTGTTGGGACTTCAACTCGGTTGCCCATCTTATCCGTAGCTTCCTGTTTTACTTCTTTGCTTTCTAATACAGATAAGTCGGTATCAGGGAACTCTTGTAAAAGTGGAGTAATAACATTAGCAGGAATCCAATCTTGTAGATTTAATTCTTCTTCGTCATAAGTCTCTTCGATAAACCACTTAACGAAAGCACCACCAGATACTAAAACTTCTGTAAAACTTTCATTAAGAACTTCATAACCGTTATTTTCACGTAAAAAGATTTTATTAATTTCAGCATTAACAGCTTCTGCAACTAAGGATGTGTTAACTGGTTTGCCCACAGCATCGAATACTTGTCGTAATGGGCGGTAAGCAACAGCTTGTGCTTCCGACGCTGTAAAGATGTTTAGTTGTTGAGGTAAGATACGATCAACAGCTTCACGTAGGACAGGTTCGATGTAATCAGAACCGTAGTCGATAGTTTTAACAGGTAGCTTTTGTAGGTAGTAATCCCAAGCTAATTTGTAGTTGATGCCTTGCTCCGATTTGAATGAATCAGCGTCAGCAAAAGCATGTTGTATTTGGGTAAATAACTGGTCTTTACATTCAGCCATTTTTTTACTTTTTAAGTTAATCATTAAGGAAATCCTTTTAGTTAAAATAGGCTTATACCAGATTTAGGTGTCGTAAAGCCGTTATTGAAATCAGACCAGTCTTTTTGGCATTGTCCATAAGGAACACCCAGTCTGTCAATACTTAATAGTAGATAACGAGAACAATCAATTGTGTCGTCGTTTCCATCCTTTGGTATTGTTTTACCACCTTTTGTTGTCCAAAAGTAAGATTGCTTTTGCTTAAAGAAATTAACACAGTTTTCAGTTACTTTAATAAAGCCTTGTTTAAACCCATAGTTCATCCAGTGTAAGCCACCTTCTTTACCTATGTTCTTCTCTGCTGTGTTTGTAATCTTATTTCGAATGAAAGGAGGGTTACAGAAAGTCCCCATAGGAACATTACAACCTAACTCTCTTAATAAGTTAGCTCGTGTTTCGTTGCCTAAACCTTCAATAGATGAGTTCCCATCGTGGGGGACAATAACAGGAATATTAGGTGTTATTGAATTACGGATAACCGCAGCAATAGCATTAACACTTCTGTCTTTGTCAAGGTAGTATTCATCATAGATCACATAGTTTCCATCATCATCTTTGTATCCAAACATAACAACAGATGGATCTCTTGTCTTACCGAAATCGACAGCACACATAACATTCCAATGTTCTTTGGGTTCTTGGGCAGGGATTCGGATAGCAGAATCATCAATAGGGAAAATAGCACCTGAACCTTTTGATGGAATCCCTTTTGTTCGCATAGGAATCTCAAATTCAGGCAGACCAGCTAATAGCTCTTTCTTTGTTTCTTCTGTAAGATGTGGAGCATCATCCCAACCAGCATGGAAAATAAATAACTCAGGTTCTTCTGTAAATTTACGAATAAGCTCAGTGTATCCTACTTCGGGTGTAGCGGTTATTAATACTCTTCCTTTATCTTTTGTAGATGTTCGGGTTAAGCATTGAGAATAGATTTCTAAGGATTTGTAGTGGTCTTCTTCATCAAGTAGAATGAAATCCACAGCAGCTCCCATAAGTGATTGTAACCCTTGTTGGGTAGAACGGAAACTTAAAGTAGAAAAACCATCAAACACACCATCAGTATAATGTGCTATGTGGGCTAATCGAATAGTGTTTCCATCCCTTTCAATAGTTTCAAAGTTTATACAGTCTCTTGGAACAGAACCAGTACCAACCATATCTAAGTCTTTTGCCATCTCTGTTCCGAGAATCTCTTTTTGTAAAACAGATCTCGTTGAATCAGTTGTAATACCTATTGCCCATAAAAGAATAGGGTAATCGTATCTAATACCTTCCCAATCCCAACCGTGAGTTTTCATTGTTGGATAACGACCTGTTAGGTGGTAGCTTACTTCTTCGGCAGCACTGTGCGTCTTGCCGATCCTATTAGCGAGGCAGGCAAAGCGAGAACGGTATCTCTTACCAGCTTTAAACATTTCTTTTTGAAAGTCATAAGGACGAAAGGATAAACTTCTATTGTATTTTTTAAACTCTTCTAATCGAGCTAACAGATGTAGAATCTCATCTACATCCATTTCATTAATATCGGAACTCATTGTGTTTTCACCAAATCATACTCATTACCAGTCAAAGTCCAGATACGAATACTATCAGTGGTGTATTTCCCTCGGTAGTTAGATACTCCACTCATTCTTTGTTTCAACCCCAGACCTTCCTCTCTTGTTAGAGTTCGGTTGTTTAACCTTTGCTCTAAGTCAGCTAGGGTAACAGGTTTAGTAGTCATCTTGAAAACATCTTGATTAACCTCTTTTTCAAGATAGTTATCTTCCATTAAAGAGGGCTTTTCTTTCACAGATTCCTCTACTACGAACTCTTGGCATTTCGGATCTTCGTTAGTAAAAGAATCTTCACAGACTAACTCGATAATACAACCTTCGACTTCTTTTAAAGCCTGTATAACTGTTTTCTTGTCTGTGTTTTTTAAGTAGTTTCTAATGATTTTCATTTCATCAAGGGTCATAATACTCTCCAATTTTTAGTCAGAGGGTTTCTTTCCCTCAGTTAACGAATAATAGATTACTTAGCTTTTAGAGCAGTTGGTGCTGTGCCTTTCTTCAAGATTAACACACCAGATGCGTATGGATTGCGGTGACGTAAGCCAACTTCCATTTCTAACATCCAGTTTTCGCTTGAACCAGTCTTAGCAAGTTGAGTGCGCTTAGGAGCACGCAGAACCATTTGAGTCCAGTCAGATGCGTTAAAGAAATACACATAATCAGCAGGCATTTGGCGGTTAGGGATCAATTTGTATTCACGACCTAGTGGATCGATAACAGTTGAAACGTATAAATCCACTGTGTTGCTGTTTTCAAAGATACGAGAACGGTTAGCACCAGATTCTTGTAGAGCAGAGAAGAAATGAGCATGCATTGGGTTATACATAATGATGTTGGCTTTTGATCCAGCTGTGTATAGGTTAAGAGTCATGTCCCATAGGTCTGTTTCATTCAGAGTGTAGCCACCCGTAGTAGCACCTTTCGCTAAACGAACAGTAATAGCACCAGTAGCAGGACAAGTTTCACCATCAACAGATGGGTTGAAACCCTTATCGTCTGTTGGGAAACCTTTGTAAGCACATAGACCAAGGAAACCAGCAGTTTCACCAGCAGCAGAAGATGTTCCTACTACTTTCTTAGGGTTAGCAAGTAAAGCTAACTCAAGATCAAGTTTAAGCTCTTTAGATGCCTTTTCCATTTGGTATTGTAGTTCTTTACCACGACCATAGTTAGCAGTAGCGTTTGCTGTATCTGATACAGATAATGCTTTGCGTAGAATCTGAGTCACGTTGTTAAGAACAATCGTAGATTTACGAACAGCTGAAGTAGCATCGCCACCCTCAATCTGAGCATTCTTAGCAGCTTTAGGTAAGTCATCAGTTTGCCATTGGAATAGCGTTTGTTGAATAGATTCTTTACCAGTCATAGATGAGAATGGAGTCTCGTCAGGAGTGATGTTAGAAATCCAGTTAGCAAAAGATAGTTTTTTGCCGTTTAACTCATAAGAGTGTAAAATATTTGCCATTGGTTAAATCCTCAATTAGTCTCAGTTAGTTTATTTTGGAGTTCAGCGATACGCTTTTCTGCCAAAGATAAAATCTCAGTATGGTTTTCGACTTCAATAGCAGTAGATTCAGATTCCATTTCAGCATCAACTGAAAGTATCATTCTCTTGCCAATAAAGTCAAGGGCGAACATAACGTTCTTCGGGTTATCGGAACATAATAGTTCCATTAGTTTGTCTCGGAAAATCCTTTTGGAATTAGGGTCATCGCAGATTTCCCTAAAAAACTTAGTAAAACTTAAAGTCTTTTTATCGGACTTAGGTTTTCTCTTGCTTAGTGTTCCAAATTGGTTTCCCTTTTCAAACGGTATCAGATTACTTTTCGGATCCATAGAAGCCTCTAATAAGTTTTAAAAGAAAACAGACCTCATAAAATGACTGGAAATCGGAGTTATGAGGTCTATTTAGGGAACAACAATCATGGGTATAATTGTAGGCGGAAAAGAAAAGGAATGGGCAAAACTCTTCCTTCCTTATACCTTAGTTTTGGCTCTTTTTAAGAAAGTGAATAAGAATGGGTGGATAGTTAAATCGAATGGATACTTTTCCATAAGGCATTTCCTTATACTGTTGCGTAAAACGACTCCGTTATTTGAACCTTGTTTAACGGAGAATCAGTGGGTTGGGAGGGGTGCTTTTTAGCGGGAGCTCTCTTCTCTTTCTGGTGTCCCAAAGACAGGGGTTGAACACTATTCCCCTAAAGTCCAAAAATGGACTTTCAGAATTTTCACCAGAAACCCCAAAGTCCCAACTAGGACTTTCAGAATCAAATATGGGGGGGGGCAGTGCCCCCTCTTCCTTTACACCAGGATGTGTTTAGATTCTAGGATTGAGGAGTAGTCCTCAGTGCTCGCAGAATCCACTCTAGGAGCTGTTGTCTCTAAACCTAAGCCTTGGTATAGCTCTTTCCAAAAGTCCATTGTAGCGACCGTATGGACAGCCTTAGCGTATGCTCTCACCAGCTTGTCTACATTGTTTGGCGTTGAGGCAATGGAATCATGAACCGTGCAGATGTCAAAATCAACATAAGACTGGACAAGCGATAACAACGTAGCATCAATACCGTGAACAATACAAGGTGGAAACGATGAAACCATTTTATCGTAATTAGGTTCTTCGGTTATCTTCTTAATCACTGGGTTGATAACTTTTGAGTAAAACCCAACTTGGATAGTTGCCTCTTTCTCTTTGTTCTTCTTCACGATCAATGGGAAACCAGTAATAGGCATCTTAACAGCGATCATATCGTGCTCTCGTCCAACCGTATGTGCCACTTCTTTGTTAGTGGTAATTAGGTTAACGCAAGACGGCAGCAATTCATACAGCGAACGCTTAATCAAATCCTTGAAATAAGTAATCAGCTCAGGATTAACATCATCAAGAAGTTCTTCAACATCTAAGATACTTTCCGATGCGTGTTTTCTTAAACCAGAATCAGAACCAGCATAACCCAAAGTAACCATAACAGGGAACTTGAAACACTTACGATTAAACAATTCATCCTTGAAACAAAGTAGCAACTTAGCAAAAGGATTACCATCAATCGAATCCATAGCACACAAAGCCAATGCTTGTTCAGCAGCAGCTTGGTAAGCATCAAGTAGTCGCCCATCCACATTCTTATCAACAACAGATGTTAGTTCCATTGCTTTAAGATCACCTAGTGTAGCACCCATAATACTAATGCCAGAACAACGAGCATCCCTGTGGCACATAAAACCAGATTTGTAATCAGGGTTAGTTATGTGGTTAATCAACTCAACACAAACAGCCATTGACGTAGGAGCATCATCAATAAAGAACTCTTTGTTGTCGTTATGTACAAAGATAGAATAATCACCTTTTAAGAAACTATCCTTGTATTCCTTGAAAAACTTCTTAGCCAATCTTGCCTTTATTGGTAAGCAGAATTTATCAACCCCAACCTTAGACGCTCTTAGTTCCAATGTGTTACCTAAGCTAT